TTCCGATCTCTGTGGTCCCATACCAGAAAGAAGCGTGGAGCCAGTAGGGCCGCCTGCTGATTCTTCTGCTCGTTCAAAGAACGTTGGTGTTTTTTGGGGATCTAAATATACTCTTTGTCCTAAGCCGTGTGTCGATGCGTCATGGTTCCATGCCATAAGAATAGAAGGCATATCCAACATGGACTCTAGTGCCATTCGTCTACGTTCTTCTAAAGATGGCATTCTGTTTAAAAGCATAGCATTGCTTGTATTGGGTACTAGCTCAGGAACAGGAGTCCCGCCTTCTGATAAAACTTCATCAGGACTTTCTGTTCGATTAGTGTAGCCTTTAAGAATAGCAAGTGCTTCTTCATTACTTTTAATATCATACCCTAAGATATGCTTGATTCTTTCTCTTCGCCTAAAGTCATTAAACGCCCTATCAACCTCTGCTAGAGATCTAGGCAAAGCTTGATTCACATCTTGGTGGTAAGGGGTTCTAAAGAACATAGATCTATTGTGCTTCTCTTGTTCATTCTTTGCTGTCTTAGCAAACTTGTATCCCTCTTCTCTCATCTGTGCATCGTGTGGTCGAGGAATAAAACCTTCTCTTTGATTAAAAATCAATTGACCAATACCAATACCAACACTAAAAGCGGGGGCATAGTCTACCTTACCATTCCCTAAGTCAAATAGATTAATATTTTCGTTAGGTGTATATGTATTGTAAACGTGTTCCATCATAGCAATAGCATAATCAGCTTGTTGTTCATCGTTGTTTCTATTTCTAAAGTTTATTTTTTTAGCAGCTGAGTCTAAACTTTGATTAGTAAACTTAAGATACTCTAATAGACCAAGTACAGTTGTGTCAATGTACTGTTGTTTATAATCAGTTTCTGTTCCTTCAGCTGAGTCACTAGCAAAAGAAATCTGACCTTCTGCTTCAAATCGTAAAGGATAGTGTCTGTTATTCTCTTGATCTGTTTTAATGTTTTCTGCTACGATATCTGTTAGTGCATTTTGGTGTCGCTCAAGTCGCTCAATCTCCTCAGCTAATAGTTTTTGCTGTGGTGTAGCAGCTTCTTGTGCCATCTTGACTAGCTCAGTAGCAAATAATCTAGTCTCTGGGTCAGCATGTTTAGCTCTAGCCATTAGGTTGAGAAGAGTTTGTGTTGCTCCATCAATATCAACCATTTGATTAGCTTCCCAATCAGTACCAAATTGCTCAGTAGCGTTTCCAAGTGTTTCATTTACAGAAGGAACTAACAAAAATGTTTCCATTCCTTTGTTTAAAGCATACCTACTAGTAGAAGATCCTGTGATATTCCAAGTAGGGGCATATGGTTTAATATCAAAATTAACTTTTTGATTAGATGCATTTATTACAGGCTGAGGGAATTCAGTAGTGCCTTCATCTCCATACTGCCGAAGCCCTGCAACACTAGATCCGTCTTCCTGTCGTTGACCATAAATGATATTAAGGTTAAGAGCAGCATCTTGTTCTGCATACTCTTTAATTTTTTTCTTTGCCTCTACAGAAGATAAAGCATTAATATCTTTAAGCACTTCTTCCATATCATAGCCTGCTCTATCTAATCCTCTCTTTTGGAAATCTTCTTTTGTAACTGTATAGTTTTCATCAGAAGCTCTAAGTGCCCAAAGAGAAGTAAGAAGACCTCCGCCCTTATCTGTTTTCCCTTTCATGCCCATAGCTTTAGCAATGTTATCTAGCTTAGGTGCAAAGGTAGTAACAGAACTTCCTTCATGTGCGTCCATGTGAGCAAAATTCTGCATTAAGTCAATACTTCTTAAAGCAATTCTAGCTGCCTGATTAGGATTCTTAGCTACATTACCAAGCTTAACTAAGTCAAACCCGTTGCCATTATAAGTAACAACTTTAATCCCGTCGTTCTGAGAGTCTTCTAATAATTGTAGTACTTCAGCAGCAGATTCCTGAGTAATTCCATCTTTGTTTAGCTCGTACTTAACTCTCTTACCGTTAGTTCCAACTACAGATACTACAAGAATTGTATTGTTATCGTCCTCCAAAGAAGTTTCAATATCAATAGATACTGCTTTATCATCTTGTAGCCATTCAGAATAGTTCTGTAACTCCGGCATTGTTTCAATTTGTTCAGGAGTATAGCCTAGCATTTCCATACTTTTTCTAAGCAATGATACTCTGTTATCAGCATCAAGCTCTGGTGCTTGTCTGTTCATGCTAACGATATCATCACTAAATAAAATTAATGGGTTAACATCATCAATGCCAGTAATATCCGCAAAGATTTTTTGGATGCGTGCGCTAGAAACATGTTTGCCATATCCCGGCATAGACCTAAGCGTAGCAAGTTTTCTCAATACCTGTGCTAGTTTGTTGTATGTTTCTTGTGGGGTAATCCCTCTATTCTCTTCTGGGATTGTACCGGGATTAGATCTTTCAATAACCTCTCGCATTGTTAAGATAGGAATAATAAGAGTGTCATTGTTTGTTTGATCAATGTTGCTTTCACTGGTTGCCTGTGCTGCATCAGCCATAGCTTGCAAAGTTTCAGAAGTTGCAAACTCAATGTCAGCTAATAGAATACCTTGTGTGCCTGCATACTGAAAGTTAATACCTTTCCACTCTTTAAAGATCTTGTCTACTTCTTCTTCTGTAAGAAAGTCTTTACCTTCAGCTCTTTGTTCTACAAAAGTTTGACCAAGAGTTTGCTGGATTGTGACAGTGCTTACTTCTTCTTTTTCTTCAAAGTATGTCTTGTAAAGTTTTTCTCTTGCATCAGCATCAGCCTTAGCAAGTTTCATATCCTCTGTCATGCCTCGAAGGGTAGCACTAGTATCGGTATCAAGAATGTGCTGGATAAATCCTTCATGCACAAAACCAGCGGATGTCATTTCATAATCAATCTTCTTAATTTCTTTACCAATAGCTTTCCTAATATCAACAAGGTTTCTTGTAGTTGGATTTTTTTCCTCTGACTTTTTTAATTCTTGCCAGATTTTATTTAATAACCCATCTTCTTTTAGAAGTTGTATATTAAGTTTGTCTGCTTTGTCTTTAAGCTTAGCAATCTTTGCTAATGTCTCATTAATCTTTTCTGTTGCACTAGGAGAGTTTTGACCGCCTTCAATTAAAGATTCTAATTTAGCTTGAAGCTTGTCAATTCTTTTTGATAAGTCAGTTAGCTCTTTATTTGCCTGAGTTTTTCTGCCCATGATTTCTTTTTTATCAGCAACATAAGATTTATACTTAGGGTTTTGAAGGTTGATTTGTTGGTTGGTAAATAACCAAAGTTCTTTTAGCTTTTCTTTATCACGAAATAAATCATTTACTTTTTTAAAAGAGTTGTTTAGATTACTGTTTACTTGTCCTGTTCGGACCATATCATCTACTGCTTTTTTAATTCTCTTTGCTTTGTTTGGTCTAGTTTGTTCATACTTTGCAATCTGTGCTTCAAGGGCTTCTTTATATCCCAAGGTTTTTTTCCTTGGCTTCATAGTAATGCCTCTTGTTTTTGTTTCAGCCGCTTGTTTTTTTAATTGCAAGAATTTAAATCGAGAGTAATCATCACTGTCTAAAGCTTCAACCATGTTTTTTCTATTTTTATTATCACCAAGCTTTGCCCAAATTTTTAGATTAAGGTTGTCTAATTCTGATTGTTCACCTTCGCTAAATGTTTCGACCTCCACCGCAGAACTAACGGCTTTAGCAAATGCTCCTCGTTCTACCGTTCCTTTTGCCATTATATCAAGAGCGATTTTAATATCATTTTTAGCAAATCCTGCTTCTTCCATAGCTTTCTTTTGATTTGCTAACCAATTAGGATCACAACCTTTAGACATATAATCTCCTTATCAACATAGATTTTTATCTATAGCATCTCGTGTGAACTGCACTAGCTCTGGTGGCAGTGCTTTCATTTGTTCTGTCATGCTGTCTACTGTTTCATTTGATTCGACAGCATCGGTAGCTGCCACAGAATCTGCCTCTGATTTACCACTAATAGGTACATCAGGGGAATTCACTTCAATAGGCCCGGTTATTTGTAACTTACTAGATCCAATTACTGGATCGAAGCCTAGCTCTCCTTCTTCCATAGTTTCTAATCTTTCTATGTTTGTATCTAATAAAGCGTCACTGACACCTCTTCTTTTAAGTTCTGCCCCAACAGCTAGTTTCGTACCTTCAGCCGCTTCTGGATTATTATAGATATCTATTAAATCTTGATCTTCTCTCCCGCTCCAGAATTCTGTTGCTGCTTCTTTTTGTTGTACAGTCATTGGTGGTCTGGCTATTTCGTCTAGCTGATGAGGAGGAAGCTCTGCGTCTTCTATATCTATTTCAATATTAAGTTCTCTAGCTAAGTGCTGAAGGTTGCTTATTGTGTCTGGAGAAAGACCAGCTACTTGGATATTAGCTTCTGGCTTAAGTTTCATAGAAGTAGTATCTAGTCCTAATTTTTGTGCAACAGACTTAAAAGCAGCCACACCAATTTCCATCATCTCATCCATTTCTTTTTCATCCAAAGCACCTATTGCTTCAATAGCTTTCAATCTATCTTCAGCTTTGTTTGGATCACCACCAGTATCAGCAATAAGAGTATCTACCATGTTACCAGCAATAACATTTCTAAACATAGCATTTTCTTGATCAGCTGTTAATGATCTTCCGTTTTGATCTAGCTGTGTAAGAATACCATGAGTCACAGCAATGGCTGCTTCTCTAGGATTAAGAACTACTTTCTCTCCTGTTTCCTCATCAACAGGAAGTCTTTCTTGGGTAGCTGCAATAATATGATGGATGTTTAGTTTCTTATCATCAGGCAAATGGTTTTGAATTTGAGTTACCATTCCCTGAAGAGTAGCAGGAACACCATCTGTTCCTCCAGTTATGCTATTCCAATTCTCATGAGTAAGAGCCATCATAATCTTACCAGTCATAATAGCAGACTGCTGGTCTTGGGTCATAAAACTAAACCCTTCTTCTGCTGGTGCAAATACTTCATTAATCATTACTCGAACTTCAGGAGAGATATCTAATTTATCATAGACAGTGGCTAATCCTCCTGTACGCATTTTAACAACAGGCATGGCTAGACCTGTACCAAACACGGTTCTAAAAGCAGGACCGGCTACAGTCTGTCCTACGCCTTCACTGATGACTTCTTCCCAGAACCTACCGTTATCCCATGTTCTTTCTGAGAGCATGTTCTGTGCCCCGTACAGTCCTCCTTCAACAGTACCAACAGCAAAGTCTAATCCTCTTTTTTGCCACCACATTTTGCTGGTTGGGATAAGTACTTCTCTCCAAGTCTGTCCTGTAATTTGAGAACCAAAAGCTTTTTTAAATCCTCCTGATACAATAGTATGAGGAAGGTTACTTGGTGTCCACCCAGTAATATATGAAGCCCTGTCTTGAAACCGTTTCATAGTCTTATTAAAATCTACAATAGCTTCAAGCCGGTCTTGAAAATTATCAGCAGTCCTATAAGCTTGGTATAATTTTCTACCTCTTAAGCCTATACTAGCAGCTGCTGATGTACCCCAAGTTGCTACAGCTAGTGCTGATTCCCCTACCATATCAACAGACTTAAATGTATTAATAGCAAAAGAACCTACAAATCGAGCGGAGTTTCCTGCTGATGTTCCTTCTCTTTGGATTCTGCTTAAAGTAGTGCCAATTCTTTGCATTGTTAGAGCTTCATTAATTTGAAACCTAAAGTCCCATTTGTTTTTTGTTTCTAAAAGTTCTTCACTACTTAAACCAATTCGATCTAAGTGTCCTAAGATTCCGGGGTGTTCTTCTGCAAACACTTTGAGAACGTTTTCAGCATCCCAGTTTTCATCTTTTCTTGAAAAGAAAAAGTTTTTAGCAGTCATTCTTTTATAATCAAAACTAAATCCTAATCCTTCTGTTGAAAGTGCAGCAGGAATATTATTAAAAACTGCGTTATCACCTAAAGTTGGAATAGCATTGACAATAACATTATCAGATAATGACCACCTATCAGGATCTAGCGGATTAAACCTAGCGTAGCTGCTGTGATCTTGAGTGTAGAATGCAATTGCTTCTGCTTCATTAGCAGTTATAGCAAAAGCATTATTTGTTTTTTCTGATAACGGACCCCAAAAATTATTACCGCCAGTAATTAATCTTGTTGTCCAATAACGAGCTTCGGTTTCAATACCAATTAAACCTAGTTCATTCTCTGGTCCATAAGCTCCTCGTGCCGAGGCATCCCAATAAGTTAGAGTGTTATCAAGAACCATGTCACCAGTTTCCCATGAAATCATAGGACCACTATATCCGTTTTGGCTTTGGTTAGCTATTTCTTCTGGCGTAATCCCTGCAAACCCTCTGATCTCTGCAAGATCTTCACTCCATTGTTTGTTTTGGATTTGTTCTGCTCGCCTAAAATGAGAGATACCTTTTGCCCTCATTGCTGCTTGATTATTCATAGGTTTATTATAGATATTATAAGCTTTGACATCATCCCAAAACTTTCCTAACTCAGGAAGAGATTCCATTTCTCTTTTGTTTCTTCTAAGATCCAATTGTTCTTTAAGTTTTTTTTGGTTCTCTAAAGCATATGCATTTTGTTCAGCAACCACTGGATCCCAGTTATCTAAATATCCCATTACTTGCTCCTCATTTTATTGTGGTTGTTTGAATATTCAATGTATTGGTCCATCCACGCAGAAGAATCTTTTGTAACTGGTTCTCCATAGTTACGACTCATTGAATACTTCCAACTATATGTAGGTGTCATTCTGGCTTTTGTTCCGGGTGGAAGAGGATCTAAAGTATATGAATAAGTAGGATATCTTTGGTCCCTAGACCATTGTTGTTTCTCTCCCATCATACCCTGCCAACCCAGATTAATATTAATTTTTTCTGATTCATTTGGAAACAAGGATGGAGGAATATGTAAAGCATCATAGAGTTTATAGTCACCGCCCATAACTTGAAGACTTACATGTCCATCATCGTTGTAACCGTCAATAGAAATCCTAGGAACAAATGACTTGTTATTTTCTCTTTGTTCTTTAGTTGCTCCTAATGTTAGTGTAGGCATGTTTCCTGAGCTAACTGCATTAATGAATGTAGGTAGTCCTGTTTCAACTCCTACCCTATCAGAAATTAAATCGAAGAATGCACCTGTTGTTATATTTAATTGAGCTAGTTCAGCTAAAGCTGTATCTTGTTCAGCAGTAAGTGTGTTTTGTATAGCTTGTTTAGCCATCTCATATCTAGCTATTTGACCAGCTTCGTTTGTTGGTGTATGAAGTAACACTTGCACAGCTAATGATTCATTAGGATCTCTAAGTAGCCGTTGCTGAGGATCATCTAGTCCACCTAGCGTATAACCTGACATAGGTCTTAATAAGTCTCCATATCTTGGATCTAAATTTTCTCTCATTACCAATGCTCCTTTTTCATTTGGAGCCATAACACCACTTGCAGAGCCAATAGAGTTTAACCCTAAGCCAGTACTTTGATCAGAAAGAAGACTTGCCATTGCTATTCTACTTGTTGGTGACCTGCCTCCTATGCCGCCAGAATCTGTATTATCTTTAAGGTTTGTTCTTCTTCGCATTTCGTAAAAACCTGCCTGAGCCATATTAGTAGTAGTGCCTGCTCCTCCACCTTGCATTGGGAATGCATTAACAGCTCCTTGAAAAGTATTTTCATAAGCTACAATAGCATCAATCCACATTTCTCTAAAGTGCGAATACTTAGCAAGCTCACCGTAGGTGTCATCATATCCAGTTATGATCGCGTATTCGCTTTCTCCTCCTCCTAACAACATTCCTTCATATGTAGTCCAACCAAGGTTTTGTCCTTTTGCTACAGCAGTTGCTGAGCTGTCTCCCCATTGGCTGTTATTATCTTCAAAAGGATATCCCTCAAACTCATCACCAACGTTGTGAATTTTACGAGCTTCTAAGAGATCTGTAAACACTGGTGAAGATAGAATTGCTCCAGCTGTAGACATCTCTCCTGTAGCCGGGTCTCTAATAGGGTATGAAGCAGGGATAGCAGAGAGGAAACCTTGTGCGCTGTTTTCTGGTGATACGCCCCCAATTGGGATTCCTTCTGAATGAGCTTGTGCATAATAAAGATCCAATGCATCACCTAATTCAGGGTTGTCAGAATTCGATAGCTTACCCGCACTTTGGTTTCTTTGAAACATGGCAGTTGAAACACTCATCGTTGGGTTATTGCGCAGGTAGCCGGGATCATCGTTAACAAGACCTAGAGAATAATCTATTTCCCCAGTAGATGTACCTATGTGGGCAGCTTCTTGAACCGCAGCAAACAATACAGCTACGTTTTCCTTCCACTCTGCAATAATATTTTCTGGGGGCTGTGCCCAGATGGCATCAGAAAGATTATATAAAGCTTGAAGAGAATATTTTGAAAAAGTATCGTCTGCATTAGATGCGTGACCAATAAGGTTATCAAGGATTCCACCTGTTCGTGCAGTAAAGTGAATTAATTGGCTCTGCGGTTTTCCTGTTTCGTCATGCCAGTGTAGTGTATCAGATTCTCCTGAAGGAGTATACCCAAACTGCCTCATTTCATTAAGCATATATGTTAATCCAGCTGCGGCAGCTTTTCCTTTAGGGGAATCTACTCCAGAATTACCTATTTCTACTTGTAATTGTTTTATTGCAGCAACAACTGGCTGAACTAGATTCGCATCCCAACCGCTCATTAAGCCTACGCCACTATACTCTACATACAAAGGTAACAAAGCATGGTCTACAGCTGTTTCAAACTCAGGATTAATTACACCCTCATCACTAACAATACTTGTAATCCCACGGCCTCCAGCTCTGTTGGTTAAGAAAGATGATAAGCGTTCTTCTGGTGGTCTATCTAAAGAAAGCCCACGTTTTCCTTGGGTAGCTAACATCATTGTTCTTTCTAATCTTGAATAAGCTGATTGTCTTTTTAAGACTTCTTGGAATTGAGTATCAAGTGTAGCTATGCTTTCTACAGCCTTCTTTTTATCTGTGTCGCTGTATCCGGGGCTATTAACTATGGTCTGAAGTTTTTCTCTATTGCTAGAATATCCAGAGTATCTATCGTACCACCCGCTAAACGATGTATCTTCTCCATCTTCTTGAGTGCTTGTAGCTAAGGCATCTTTTTCCATAGCCATTGCTAGGCCATAAGAATATGCTTGCCATCGGGAGTTAATTTCTCTTGCAGCAGCAGCATTTGCTGTTCCGCTTTCTTGGTCTGGGTCTTCTACAGATCCTAATAACAAACCACTAACATGACCCGCAACATTACTTGTTTTTAGTTGCCCATCAGATCTTGGAAGACCCGCAGCATCAGCAATCCTATTTGTATCAATGTTATTAATAAGATTATGCGTCTTATTCATTGCTTTTTCTAATCTTCTTTGTGTATCATCTTTAAGTCTTCTAGTAAAGGCAGCTTCAGAGGGCCATTTAGGAGGAATAACATTACCCTTTTCATCTCTTTCTGTTCTTGCTCCCATTATCTTTAGTACATTTTCTCGTGATGTATCCATATCACCTGTCATGCCTCTATAAAAATTAACAAGATCAGTCTCAATTAGCGAAGGGTTGCCTACAATGCTACCGGGTGGGTAGGATGCTATAGCGTTATCAAATGCAACTGAGATCCTTGTTTGGTTTGCATCAGAAGCAAACTGCAATCGCCTTTCTGCGTTGTACTCAGAAGATAACCACCTAGCACCGTCTTCATTAATCTTTCCTGTAGCTGCATCGTACCCAGAAGCGTCTCCCATCCCCCCATACAGAACAGCTTTGCCCGCTTCGGTAAGAGTCCTGCCTTTAACACCTTTAGGGTTTCTAAATCTTGTATCTTTGTCTGTTGTTAAGTTAGAAAAACGCATACCGATTGCAAGATCAATTGGGTTATCATCTCTAATAGACTTACTTATCTCTTGCCAATTAGCTGATAAAGATCCAACTTGATCTGTAATTATCATTGACTGTTCGTCTGAAATAAATCTTCTTTGTCCTGCTGCATTGGATTGATTAAAAAATGCTTGTGGTGGGTGTGTTGCAGCAGCAATTTCGTCTTCTAAACTACCATCTGAATCTGCTACTTGTTGTTTTAAGATCATAGTCTGAGATCGTCTTCTTGCTTCTGCTTCTCTAATTTTATCTCGACGAATATTCTCAGCTTCTTTTAAACTAACGCCATTTAAAAACTTATTGATTACCTTGTCTTTTGTTTTTTTAGCAATAGAGTTTGAATCTTCAGTTACGATAGTGCTTAAGTAACTATCTAAAACACCCCTTACAAAATCAGTTCTAGCTCCAGCATTTCCTTGGATATTAGCCATAGTTTCTGCGGTAATTTGAGCAGTCAAAGCATTACCTTCGGGAGTGTTAAAAAGTATACTAAAATCTTTATCACCTGTTAAAAACTCCATCATTGCCACTGCTTGTTGATCTGGTGTAAGGCCCATTGCTGGATCAAGAATCCTAGAAAACTCATCGTGAAGAATTCTTCCGTTCTCAGCCATTGCAGTTTCTAAGGCATCAACAAAAGCTTCTTGGTTATATGCATTAGCTTGTAAAGACCAGTTGCTTTCCTGTTGTTGGAGGTTAAGAGCAATGTCTTCCATTTGTTCAGGGCTATTTTCAATTCTTTTCTTTAATTGTTTTTGTAACTCTTGAACTTCTGGATCGTTTTGCATATCCTGTCTGGTTTGAGAAGGATCCCCTTGGTTTTCTAGCATATATTTTGATCTAATCTGATCAATTCTTTGAAGATCCTCAACAGCCTCTGCTCTTGTAGCTTTGTTATTAGCATTCCAATAAGCTTGTGTTTGATCTGCTACACGTTTTTTAATAGTGGGATCTTTAAATGTATGAGGCTCGATTAGCCCTGTCCATTTTCTTTCTAACCATTTCATTTTTTGTTCTGAATCAGCCAGATTATACTCATCAGTAACAGGAGCAGAAGACTTTGGAGATACTTCAAATCCTTGTTCGTTTTTAAACGTTGGTCCAGCAGGCCCAGTGATATATTCTATGCCTTCATTCTTTGCAGTGGCTTCTGCCATAGAAGCTTCAATCTCTTTTAATCTATCTGCTTCTTCTGCCCTCAAGAGATTTTCTCTTACTTGTTCTCCTTGTTCTTGAGGAATACCCTCAGCAAGAAGACCAGCATTCATTGTAATGTCTCCGGCGTTTTTAGAAATTTTAGCTAATTCTGCAAACATTACTGCATCGGCATCAACGGCAGCAGCTTGGAATTGCCTACCTAATCGGATTTGTCCTCCAGAAACCTGTCCGGGTTGGCCTTTAGCTGAAAAGGATTCCGGTGCAACTTGGGTATTGGGATTAACTGGTTCTGGATTCATCCATCCGGGGTTGATTGGCATTTAGTATCTCCTTAATTACGCTGGGCCTAGGCCCGCACTTACGCCTGAAGTATATCCGCCCAGCCCTTGAGCTGCGCCACTAACGATACCACCAATAAGCGGCATTACAGTATCTTCCATCTCAGGTTTAGCAGCCGAACCCATTTGATTTGGAATAAACACATTGTTAGTCATACGTGACATCATGGAAGATGTCTGTCGGTTAATATTTCTAATAGACTGTTGTTCGTTTTCTTCAATCTGCATTGTATTATCTAAAGCATTAAGAGTTGATGCCATAAGCATTGCTCTTTGTGTGCCTCCGCCTGCCATGTTAGCTGTGATGGCACCTTTTGCTTGCATAGTAGATCTATTAAGAGCGTTGTTTTGAAATCTTGTTTGCTTTTGTAATGCTACAAGTGATTCATCTTGGAACATATAGGCTGATCTCATAATAGCACGATTGCGTTCAGCTTGCTTCATCTCTTGGTGTACAGCTTGGAACATTTGTCTTCCGTTCTCTACGCCCTTTTGTAATTCGCCCTCCACCCAAGCCTGTGTGTTAGCTCTGTTACGAGCGGCTGCTGCATTAGATGCAGAGATACCACCCATTACTCCAGCAGCTACACCAGCAACAGCTAATCCTGCTAATACGCCCATTAGTTCTCTCCTTTTATAAAATTAAATATCTCATCTAATCTTTCTGTTAGTTCTTCTGTGTATACAATTTTAATTGCAGAAGATGGTTTTGATTTAAGCCAGTTAAAAATATTTATAGTATGCGCTTGTAGTACAGAGTCAGCAGTTAAGTTTGTTTTAACACCAAGTTGTTCTTCTTCTAATGTTAATGTACGAAGAATGCTTTCTCTTTGAGCAGCTTTGTTTTTTCTTTCGATAAACAAAACTCTTTTGACTAAGTGTGATGGGGTTTGTAATAATACATGACTCCATAACTTTAATAATCTACCTTTGTATTTGTCCGTATGGATACCGTTGTTTACTTCTAATGGATCTACTTCCCAATAGCCATCAGGATTTTGTTGTTCTACATGTACCCACGGAATAAATTTATTGTCAGCTGCAATAGGGATATTTTGTTTAATGGCTTCTTGAAGAATATAAGAAGTACCTACCCTAGGTCCAATGCCTGTTATACCAATCATTACCACCCCCACTGATTACGTTTAGATTTTTTCTTAGGGGTTTCTTTTATTGCACCACTGTGTGCTACATAATTACCTGCCCTAAAATCATTAGCCCACTCCTTAACTTCTTCTTCCCAGTTACTTTGCTTCCGCATCTCAACCGCCTTGTCAGTACTTAGTACCATAAGATCTTTATAGAACTCTACTGCTGAAGCTAATGCATCAACTCTATCGTCATGCTTAAGGCATCCTCTTTCGTCTGTAAGGCGTGTCAATTGCATTTGGTTCTTCTCATCCTTAGCTACACGACGGTCCCAACAGAGGCGATGCTGAGCCATCACAGGCTCTAGCGTAGAAAGCATTCTAGTTTCTTTGCGGCCTGATACCCTGAACTCTTCAATACCTACTCTACCACAGGTTTCTAGTAATACAGGTGTAATAACTTTAGAGAAGAGACCATCACCAAAGTTAGATTCAATACGTACAAGATTGATGTTATACTCAACGCACATTTTAGCAATCTTATTAAGCGTTACGTCACTGTAACCACCGTCCCACCCTGTCAATTCGTGGATATAGATCATACCACCTGCTGAAGAGGCCACACATACAGCTGTTTCGTCTGCACCACGGCCTGATGGGTCAATAACCATATGCCTATGTTGGTAATCTAAGTATTCTTGAGAAACAAACATAGGTTCCATGATCATATCACCTGATAATCCCCAGCTAGGCATCTTTTTATTAGAGTTTTGTCCTTGCCATACAATTTTTTCAGGTGCTGAGCTAACATCTACGTCTATTACAACAAGATCAGACAGCTTTAATGGATATTTATCTGCATCAGACAGGGTAGTGTCTAGCATATACTGCAAAGCAAACGCTTTTGGTCCAATCTTAGCTTTTCTTTCTAGCAACATCTCTTTATCAAACCGTTCAGGCTGTGTAGAATCACCTGCTTCGTAGTTTAGTTCCCAAATCCAGTCAGCAATGTCTTCAGACTCACCCGGAAGTGAGATATCTGGCATCATAGCTGGATATTTTACAATTGGGTAAGATGATTTTAATGTTGTGTAGATAGATTCAGCAGAGTGAGGCGTACCTAGGAACAAAACCCTAGATCCTTTGTTTCTTACGGACTCTAGTTCTGTCAGCTTATGCAAAAGATTCTCTCTTGCTTCAACAGTTTGTGTATTGGTAGAAATTTCTACATCGTCACAGATAACTAGGTCAGAGTGCAGTCCTGTAATCTGTGAAGTAGAACCACGAGCTGTACAAGACATGTCCTGAGTAAAGGTTGTCCGTACATTGTGGTTAAAGCCAAGAGCTGAGTCTTTAGTATGCTCATTAGGGATCATGTGGTTGCAATAAGGTACAACACTAAGGATCTTTCTAGTCTGAGATACGAACTCAATAGCTTTCTGTTGAGTTGCTGATAGAACAAGCACGGTTTTGTCTGGGTGAACCAGCATAAACCAAGAGGCAAACATAGCCGTGAGGGTAGACTTACCCGTACCACGGCCAGCTGCCAAGATAAAATCATTTGGTCCCTCTTGAAGTTGTCTTGCAATCTCATATTGCATTGGGGTTGGTTCACCTAGCCCCAGATACTTCATACAAAAATATACATGATTACGAAAATCATTTAAGACCTCTTCAGTTGGAATCATATGTCACCTACTAGTAAGTTGCTTCTTTGATTTTAAATGGTGCGGACTGAGCCATAGCTTCCTTCACTTTTTGCAGTGCTTCACTAGGAATGCTATCAGCTTCTTCTCTATTGTCATTAACAATACCCCGTACCACTGTGTATAGACCGGGAGTACACTTGTCGGGATCCATGAGATCCCGAGCAAGCGCATCCAGTAACATTTCATTTAGTTGTTTTACTTTACTCACTTGGAAATCATTTCCTTAATCTTGGAGATTGGAATAATACAACCGCCAATGTAACCTGCTAGTGCCATTAGGCCAGCAAACCAAAGACTTCCTAGGAAACCACTAATACTTGCTAAAATCATTTAGACTCCTTTGTTTGTTTTTTGTATGCAGCATTGAAATCCTTATCGGTTGCCCTCATGACTGCCACCGCTTCTCGATAAGTAGTCTCTTTGTTTGGATCTTGTGCTTGCAATAGTAACTTTGCCGACTCCTTTTTAGGAGTTGGAATAAACGAACTGAATGTTCTCATTAATGCTTTGATCGGATAACCTAATCCTAAATACCAAAGAATAACAAAAACTCCAATAACAGATGTGCTAATAAAACCCCATTTAATTAAGCCAGCCCACCAAGGGACACTATCTTCAACATTGGGAATTTCTTGGATCACCTCCTCGGCTAGACTTACGATGTAGGCTTGTTCCTTGGATCCCTCACTGGCTTCAACTTGGATTTTATTCACATCAACATACCCGGTTACTCGGGCTTCTTCATTAATACTATCAAAACGGCCCTGACTGCTGTGTGCGGTGCGTGCAATCTCCATAGTATTGTTACTAATTTTTTCTACGCTTGAGCAGCTAACGCCTAGACTCAAGACTGTCAAGCCTAATACGTAAGCCTTCAATTCTTTCCTCCAGTCTTGCATCAGTAGCTGCGAACTCTAATTGAGAACCAACTAAATCTCTAGCAATTTCTTTAAGTTCAGTTAACTCAGAATGATTATATTCAATTTTTGCTTGGCTTTCTCCTAGCCTAATAAAAACTCCTGCCAATCCTATTGCTAGGACAAGGATCTGTAGTACCTGTAACACAGGATTTAAACTATCTTTTTTCATCACCTTCTCCTTTATCTTAACCACTCGGTGGCACTATTAAAGACACCTCCTGCTACTGTTGTACAATCACACGGAGAAGCGGCATACAATGCTTTTGCTCTGGTTTCACACGTCCCACCATTGTCTGCATAGCCTTCGTAATACGCTTCAGAGAACGCTGCACAAATACATTCACAATTCCATCCGGGGTGTCCTTCGCCCCATTGTTCTGGAGGTGTATAACACCAATCAAACTGATCCCAGAATGATTCTATAGCACATCCAATAGCAATACCACCACCATTACAACCATCGCCAACTTCTGCATCAGGGGTATGGAAAGCTCCGGGGTGATACTCCCACCAATTACCACAGAACGGTGAAGTTTCAGCACAAGCTTGACATTGATAGCCTTGATCGTTAGAGCAATTGCTCCAAATGATATTAGCTGCGGAGTTACTGTAAGTTGCCCAATCAGATTCAGACCAATCTTGGTTTGCTTCTGTCATTCTAATCATATACACACTAGTAGGCTGGGCCGTAGGTGTACAACACATGTTAGAATTATTAGCATAGAGAAGAGTGGTTCCGCCTGTAGTTCGCCAATCGTCATTACCACTCTCACCGCAAGGACAAGGGTTACTAGCATGACCATAATGATTTGTGTTAGTCCAACCGGGATCATCAGGATCGCTGCTGTCAAATCCGCTACTAGTATCATAAGCTGGTGATATTGTACAAGGGCACCAAGGACCGGGAGATAAAATATCACCGCCCCATGCATGACCTACCCCATAAGGGAACCCATCCATTGAAGACCAGTCTTTATTAAATTGAAGTAATTTAAATTCATAAGATGCATCAGGTGCTAAGTATTGATTTGCAGTTGGGTTAGGATCAAATCCACTTTCCCATGAATAGACACCAGCACCAATTAAATCTTGTCTGCCTGTAGTACCAGACCATCCTTCGCTTCCTATTGAAGTACCCCAACACCATTTGTTAGTTGGCATACCAGAAGAAGAGATAGAATCAAAACCAACTAATGCGGTTCCACCCGGAGGGAAATTAGGATCACATTTATCTAGTGGTACATTCCAAAAGAAATATTTTGGTAGATTAAATGCAGCTTTTTCTGGTGTAAGTCTTCCATATCCACTACAAACATCTGAATAAGTAGTTGGGATAGTATCAAGAACCATACCAATAAACTTATCTTGAGTAGCATCATTACTATCTGAAGCATTCCATTCTAATCCTGTACCATTTACATACTTCCATGCTTTAGGTTGAATCCAAAATTCTTTTATTGCTGGTTCTGGGGTTTGCCAATTAGAAACTTCATTAAGAAATGGGTTTCCACTGTGGTGATATTTACCAAAACAAGATGTTCTGTATCTTACAAATAAAAATACTTGACCATCACCATCCCATGTGTGCCATCTATCAGAAGCAACTGATCCATTAGATTCAGCAAAGAAGTTAGCGTCGTCCGCATCTCCATTATAGTTTGCAGCAAAATCGTAAGCCGATCCAGTACCGTTTGTCTTGTTAGCTACTAAGGCTACAATAATTTCTTTGTGTGTTGAATATTCGTCAGCAACGTCCTTGTCTTTGTTACATGGAAAGTTTCTAAGCCAAATAGAAGCATTAGAGTTTTGACCACAATATGCTCTATTGTTAGTAGTACCATATTCTACACTAGTATTCCAATTAGTATTAGTAATAACGACCCACTTAGCCGTTCTATCTGCTGGAGAACCAGAGTTATCTAGTTTAACATGAGGCACAGTATCTATATTGTTTACAGAAGTGTACGATCCTCGATTGAAATCTACATCACTCCTAAATTGAATAGGTTTAATAAGATCTGAAAAACCATCTGTTCCTCTCATATTAAAATAACCTAAGATATCTCCTGTTTGCTGACAAGAGTTTGGTAGATTAAAAGAAAGTAATTGGTTCTCTACTCCCTTGTTTCCTTGGGACTCAAACTCAAAATACTCTAAGGTATTTGATAGCCTATTAATATTGAGTGCCCTATCTATGTCAATAGATTGGACATCTTCTATTTCTTCTACTTCTTGATCCCACACTATAGCATTTGTAGCAGAATCCCACCCACCTGATTTGTCTATAGAATTTATAGTAGCTGGACGAACCCAAATTCTTTCAATAAAATTACTAGCAGACTCAGTTAGACTGTTAATGTTAGGTACTCTTCTAATAATTGTACCCCATGAACCCCACTCTAATTTATTAAGGGGGTATTCTCCACCATCGTTTGTTGCACTTGCTCCGGGTTGAAGCCATTTATATCTTGTATATTCTGTTGCAAAACTTTGTGGGTCTTGTCCATAATTTGTAAAGAACCACAATGCTTTGTTCAGTCCTTCTCCCTTTTCAATTAACTCAGGCAAAGCAACAGAAGATCCTCCTGTATACCACTGAGGATAATCAGAAGTGCCGGGATTATTAAACTGACACCATTCACAATAGTGATCTTGTCTCCAGATAGCTCCGTCTTGGGGGTTATCAGCACCGGGAAGATGAGGGTAAACTTGAACTGGCGTACCAGTAAGATCTCTAATCCAAATTTCACCAATTTCATGAGCAGTTCCGCTAAAATCTCTAGCCCACACGCCATCGACCTCTACAGGATTGCCGCTGTTGTCTCTAATCCATAGTCTGTTTTCATCTTCTGTACCCATTACGTCCTCTTTCTAAAAATAATTTGATTAGGAGGACCGGACTCGTCTGTAGGATTTGCAGTGGCTTCAATCACTTTAAAATATGGTACAGACTGTGCGCTTGTTTCTCCGGGGTATCTATAGTTATCATTAGATCCGTTGCTTCCATTATAAGTTAAAGCTAACTGTCCCTTTACTACAGGTTTTTCTCTATCAACAGCACCTACCATGTAAGGATGAATAGCATCAGACTCATTACCACTAGCAGGAGATGTACCATCAATCTTAGTAGTGGCGTGGTTGGGTTCTGCGTGGTCTAACATGTTAGCTGTTGTAGTTGCAGACACCCCAGTAATAAACCCACCAGAAACTACAACGCTAGCCATTTGAAATGTACCGTCTGTATCTAAATCAACATCTACTTTTCTAACTGCGTGTTTGTTTGAAGTTGGTGCATCGTTTACAATAAGTTTTTGAAAGTTAGACGCAGTTTCGCTTGAGCTAATTACTGTTCCTGATGTAGTAACATTACCATTGGAAGCAATGCCCCAGTTTGTAGCCGATACAACATTACTTTCCATAGCTAATGTACCATCACAATTAATACCACCATTAAACTCTGCCTCTTGTGTAAACGTAGCTGTACCTGTAACAGTAACAGCATCACCTGATGCATTACCTAGAGTAGTATCTCCATTGACTACAAGGTTCCCTGATAAAGTTAAGTTAGCTACAGTAAACGTACCTTCTACGTCTAAGTCCCTAGCCCAAACTTTTCTCCATCGTTTACCACTAGCACCTAGATATAATCCATCACTTCCATCTGTTGAGTCTGCACTAGGTTCTAGGTTTCCTGATACAGTCAAGGCTGCTGTGGTTGCAGCACCAGAGATAGTAAGTGTTTCAGCACTAACGTTAACAGGAGTAATGGTTGTAGAAGAGCCATCATTACTTTTTACATAAATAATAGCGTCTGCATCAGTAGCTCCTTGAACTGTAAGCGTTCCTACATCTGTAGAAGATAACGTACCTAAGGTAAATGTTGCAGTGTCTCCACTATAAGCCCAAGTAGATTTTCCACCAGTAGAACTTAAGGAAGTAATGAATGTACCTTCAGTCTTAGCAATAAAGTCTCCAGCAAAATCACCAGCTGAACAACCACAGCCACCACTGGCTGCTGAAACAATTTCAATTAAGTCAATATTCTGTGCCATTAGTTTTCTCCTTAGGTGGGTTCCTTGTGTGGTCTAGCGGGTAAGACATATACAGTAGTAGCTGATACTGCAAGACCAACAGGGTCTACAAGTGCGCCAGCTGACGTAGGTCTGGTCTGTGTAATGCCGCCAGTTCCACTAAGCCAACAATAGTTTCCTACTTCTAAGCTTGAGAAACCACCAACAGATCCAGAGAAAATGACATTAAATGATTGACTGCCATCGCTTCCAGTCTTATCATCAATCATACCAATAGATAATTTAGAGGGATCAGATGCTACAGATTTGGTCCACAACCCTGAGCTATTATCTAAATAAACAACATCACGATCACTAAGAGTTGTGTTAGATCCTGTGATAGCAAGGGACAATCTGTTTGTTGCTGGGATACTTCCTGTTTCTTTAGAGATAACTCCGTTAGCATCCGCTGAAAGATATGTAGCATTAGCTAACGTTGCGTCTTTAAACTCACCACCAGTTACAGTACCAGTAATAGTTGCATCACCTGCACTAGTAAAATTACCTGTAGTTTCAAACACAGTAAATCTAGAAGTAAAAGCATTGTTAGTACAATTATCAACTGTTCCAACATTTACACCTCTAAGAATTCTAATAGGACTATCAATAGGACCACCGCCACCAAAACTAAGGAACGTACCATAACAATCTTTAGAACTAGTAGAACCAAAGACAATATTAGGTGAACTAATTTCTGTTACTGTTCCTGTTGTTTTAAAGTCTCCCCAAACCTTTGTTAAATTAGTCCCTAAATTACCAACAGTAAATATATTATTGGCAGTGTTTGAGTTATCAGTAGTACCACTGTCTTGTACTAACAGAGCATGCGAGTTGCTTTTTTGTTTTATACCAATTGTTGGACGAGCAGTAAGTCCTTGTGTTACTCCGTTGTAATGAAAAAGAGTAGAGGAAAGACCATCATGACCCAAATAAGAAGTATTATCTACATATAAATTAGCACGGTCTAGATAAAGCTTACCTATGTTTGCGCTTTCTAAACTCATTGTAATTAGATCAGTAGTCTGGTTGCTGTTTGTAAGTTTAAACATACTAACCGATTGAGAAGCGTGTGGTGTAAGAACTAAAGCAGGTGCATTAGCGTTTTGTGGTATGATTGTATTCCAATTAAGTTCTGTTGCATCTAAACCTGGAATTTTTCTGATGTATTGTAGGTTATCTAACGAAGAATCTGGTGCAACGTTAGTCCAAATATTACTACCACTTGTTGGTTGATTAGCTGTTTCACTTGTGTGATCTACTCCGCAATACCAAATTAAGAGAGTAGTTTCTGTTGTATTAGGATCATCATGAAGAACAGTATCACCAACTACATAAGGATAATCTGCCTGCCAGTTAGGTAACGTTAAAGAACTAAAGAAATTATTAATCTCTGTTTTAGTATAGTAGTTTGCTAGCTGAGCAGCAATGTAAGTATAGATGTTATCATCATCAACGACTACTGTATTATCTAGTTCCTGAATAAGATGGATAGCTTGTAGATTTACTACGTTAAGATCGTCTGCGTCAAGCTTAGCTCCATTTTTAAAACTAACAAACAAACTTTCTGATGTATCTCTTACTAGTTTAATATCATGCGTAGTTGCATTTATTGTAGCTGGGATTTCAGAACCACTTGAGGTAACAGTTGCGTTTGTTAAATCAATTGTGTTAGCAGAAGAGTTATATGTATTACTCCACGATGCCTTTGTTACAAATGCCCATTCAGTAGTTCCCGTAGTCCTGTAATAAACTTGGAGTTGGGAGATACCCATTTCTGGAATCAAAGTTAAATAAGGATCCCAAGTTACTGCGTCTACTTCATAAGTAGTAGCTGTAAAAATCTTTTCAATTACAGTTGATGCTGTTCTATGTGACATTTATAACTCCTTATGTTGAGAAGACACGTTTTTGTGGGGTATCAGTAACTGAGAACTCAACTCTAACGCTAGATGGGATACCCAACCTAACGAATTGAATTGCTGTCTCAACGCTCACAGCTGCAATACTGTCTGTCTTAAGAGCCTGCAACTGGGCAGGGTCATTAGCAGTATCACTAGTGCCGTCAGGCTGTCTGACTGTAGCTGCACCATCAAAGTCAGTTGCAACATAATCAGCTAGCCAACTAAGTGCTTGATGCCTGTAGTCAAAGTCAGGACCATCAAATTCATCAGCATATAAATCAATCACACCAATTCGTTTAAGCCTAGGGACTCTAAGCACTAGATCAAAACCATCTCCGGTCTTAGATCTAATTTCAATATCCAAATCCTCATAGGGATATGATTCCCATACCTTAACTACATTGGCATCAAAGTCTTCAGGATAAATATGGTGTCCGTTGTTTTCACTTGCCGCACTACCAACCTTAGTAGACCTAGTATCACCTGAGCTTGCTGAACCGTCAATGAATTTTTCAATAACAGCTCTAACTTGATAGCAACTTGCGTCAGGACAGTCAAGTGTTGAGACCTTAGGAGTTCTAAAGCGTACACTAAAGACATACTCATCCTTTAGATCAGGAAGAACATTAGCTAGATTACTAAATACTTGGTTAGCCGGAACCAAATACGAATAGGCAGAATCTCTTGAAGCTTCTTTAGTAGCAGAGAAACCAGAAGCATCTTCACCATCAGCAGGAAGTAGCGAATATTTATTGTCACTATCTAATGCAAGGTGAGCTTTATTAAATGGATTAAAGTGTGACAGTTCATCGTACTTTGTAGAATCATTGGCACTACCACTAGTGTCAGTATCTTTACCAAGAATCAACCACTTCCAATAGAACCAATTGTTTCCTGTTGCCCCAAGGAATGTTTCTTGTGTCTTAGTAGCATAGGTTACGCCACCATGAGTAGAAGAATTGTATGGGTTAGTATTATCTGTCATTGCATCCATATCACCAAGTGCATCAATGTTACCATCCCATTGTAATAGACTTGGTTCTGCTGCACCTACGCCATTGCCCCATAGGTGAGACAAGTAGTAAGTCACAACAAGAGGAACGTTTTTAGTTGACTTCCATACCCAACCATTTGTTGTTTCTGATGTACTACCAGAAGCTTCTTTGTCGGTTTGCTTAAGAGTATTATAAGTATACATAGGATAGATAAGCTCATTAGTAAAGTCTAAGTATGATTTTACAGGAGGAGTTGAGCCACTATTAGTAGCGTTTGGATAATCCTTAAGTGGGTGTGAGCTTGCATAACCATAGTTAAGAGCAGTATCCCAATCAGTTTTATTAATCACTCTTCTAATAGAATTTAAATACCTATCTTCTGAAGGTTTATTCTGAGGAGTTCCTGTTAAGATATTACCATCACAGTTTGTATCAATACAGTGAGGACCAAAGCCAGAGCATCTAGATTTTTCTGGGTCAAACACAAAGCTCTTGATGTTATTAATAAACAATTTGTTCTTGTGTGTATTATTAGAATCGCCAGTAATGCCTCCCCAGTTTCTATAATAAGCTGTATTAGTTGTAGTTGAGTTAGGAGTATTATCTCCATCTAGTTCTCCAGCAGAGGACGTACCTTCTGCATGATCTAGATAATCAAAGTCTCTAATATCAAAGTAAGATAGTGGGTAGGCAGTTAATCCAGTTCCGCTTCTACCTTCTGCTCTACTTAATTCCCATCGCAAGGAAGCATGAATAGCACCACCACTAGTAACACTGTTTACTTGTTCAGTAATTTTAGTTACTAGGTCACTGGTTGCATCAATTGTTTGTGCTTTAATCTGTGCAGCAGCTGCATAATAACCAATACCAAACGAAGTAATAGCATTAGGTACTAGCTTTTTATCAAGATTAGTAATACAAGTACCAGCATTAGTCCATTCGGTTTGGATAAGACCATCGCAATCAGAAAGATAGTAGTTATCTAGCGTAGAGTCTGAGCCTAAGCTGTAACTGACCCAATTAGTAAAGTCAAAGACATTAGTAATAGCTTTAACTTCGGTCTCTAGGTTCCTGTCAGTCCAGTTAGTACCATCAAACAATAAGAAGTCACCTGTTGATACAGTACCTAGACTAATGTCTGAGTGATTGCCTACAGGAACTTGCTGTACAATTTGCGTAGGCGAAGCACCAATAAACCCACCAGTACCATCCCATGATAGAACACTGTTTACTTGTACGGCACTTAAATCAAAGTTAACAGGCAATGATGTTGGAGGATCAAAGGTAATGATAGGATCTGAAGCGTCATTGTCCTGCCCACCAGTAAAGTTCCATGCTGTATTAGCTTGACCAGCACCATTAGCGTTCATCCTAGCGTTAAGTTCTGCACTATGTGTTAGGTTTTGTAGGTTACCAGCCACTCCTGCTACACTTTGTTTAACAACAAGCCTATTGTATGTAACATCAGAGTTACCATAAGGATCAAATGTTGCTCGCTGTGTAGTAAGCTTAGTACCATGCCCATTGGAATGAGCAATAGCAGCTTCAATAGCAGTAGAGAGTTCAGCCATAGATGCAAGGTTATGGAGTTGAATACGAACTTGACCAGAGCCATCAAGTGTGCCTGTTGCTCCGTCATTATCATCATCAAATACATATGTCTTTGTTGTAACTCCAGAAGTCTCATACGCTGAGAGTTGGAAAGTAAAGGCATCAAACTCTGTGGAAGTAAAGTCTTTACCTCCAGTAAACGCTGTGACTGCGACAAGCTCATCTCCTGTAGTACCATCTGCTTCAGCCAAAGCACTAGTAATATTACCAATAGTACCAGCCCTATCCATCTCTAGATTAATTTGAGTAGTACTAGAAGCACTTGCAGTAACTCCTTGAATACCATCAGTTCCGTTGCCTGAGGTAGCATCTTTAATAACCCCATCAAGGGTTCCGTTAATTGCTTTAACAAGAAGATCTCTTACAGCAGTGTCGGTAAGACCACCCCCACTAAAGTTAGCACAGTTAATTGTACTAGCTAAGTCTTCTGTTACAGTTTTGTTGCCATCAAGGCCAGCAGTAGCTTGAGTAAGAGCAACGCTTAGGCCACCGCCACCTGTTGAAGGAACAGCAGCTACAGTAATCTTACCATTGTGTCCGTTAGCATGTTCAATAGCTACCTTAAATTGTGTTAGTACATCGTGTTGAGTAGCACTACTTAAGTTTAAGCCAACAGCAATACCACCATCTTCAGCAGCACCCGCAGTTCCTGTACCTGTATCAGTGTTACCACTGTCACTAAGCACAGTACTTGTAGCTACGCCACCATTAGCAGTATCTGTAATAACATACCTTTTAGCTGTACCATCTGTAGATGTTAGAGTAAGGTGTTGCTTTTCAGTAAGCCCATGAGCCGCTGTACCAGCAGCACAAGTCAAGGCTGTAGCTGAGGCTGCTCCAATTGTACCAATAACAATTGTGTTAGCTGCTCCACTAGCATTAGTACCCTTGTCTTTGTCAAGAGTAATAGTGGTAGTACCCTGACCACCTTGGGCAGCAGGTATAGCAAAGCTAATAGACTCATCAAGGCCAGCAGCATAGACACCATCAGTGTTCAATGCATTAAGAGCAGTTGATTTAATTTTTGTAGAGTCTAAGAAGAAATCAATAGACGCTTTAGTAGTAGCTGCATTTAATACCTGAGTATATGCATTAGCTGCAAATTCTTTTTCTTGAATTAAGAACAATAGCTGGTGCATAGAAGCATTAACATCATCAGCACTTAACTTAGCTCCGTCTTTAAAGGTAACAAACATTTTAGAATCGTCTGTACATCTCTTAAGTAATAGCTTTGTAAAGCCAGAAGTATTTACTGAGCTATTTAAGATTACTTTTTCGTTTGCTAAAGTGTAGTCTGTTTCAAATGTTAATTTAGTTTCTGCACCACCGGAAGTTTTTAAAAAAACGCACAACTGTAATTGGTCAGGGACTTCACACAGTGTAGCTACGTTTCCGTAAGAGTATCCAGAGCCGCCTGTGACGGGGTTCTCATACTCAATAATAACTGTAGCACCTAAGTTAGATGCATTATAATAAATTGGGTCGTTTGTGTTATATTCGTAGCACACAATAGGATCTCCTGTTTGATTACAATCTGGGTCATAGGGATTAGCACACGGATCTACTTCTTCACAATCAAACCAGATTGGAATTCTTTTGTCGCCGCAAGCATAACAGTTAGAAGAGAAATCATCACACTCTGGTGGAATACAATAGTCTTCTATATTACAATCATACCACGTATCATTAATATCACATAGACAACAACCATGTGGTGTATCTGGGGTTGGATCTGATGAACACTGAGGTTGTGTTGGATCATTGTTACAATGCTCACAACTACGACAGTAAGAAGCTGGAGCTGGGTAACCATAAGGACTACAGCTTCCGCAGTCTTCTACAGTAGGATCACAGCACATACCACAGGGTGCCCAGTAATCACCACAAGGACAGCATTCATATTCTCCGGGTACGCAACATGTAGGTGGACAGTTGTCACCCATTGAAAGGAAACAACCTTCCGGCCCACATGGACAAGCAGTAATGCCTTCACAACCACCATTACATGGATTACATACTGCTTCAGGGTTTGGTGTTTTAACTATGACCCCCGGAACTGAATCATCAATAAGCACACAAGGAACTAAATTACCATCTCGACCCACACAATATTGGCATTCATCTAATGGAGGAGACGAACATGTATAATTACACAAAGCAATTTGACAATCTTCAGGAGGTAGGGTTGGACACTCCATGTCACAAGGTAATTCAAAATCAGGACTATTACACCCACTTGAATACCAATCAGCTGGGTAACCGCTTCCAAAATTATCGCACTCCCAGTTAAAACATTCAGCCCAACACCCCGTTGGGTTTCCATTGTTATCAACACATGTTTCATTTTTACATTGTTGGTCTGCCATTCTACAAACAATATCTTCTAAGACAGGAGTCCAACCACATCGTCCAACAAAATCACAAATAGTGCAGCTGCTAGATACAGAGCCTCTTTTATAGTTAGGGTTTGAAGAATCTCTAAGTCCTGCTGTGTTAAAGCGTGTGCCATAAGCACCATAGTATGTGTTCCATTGAGTAGAGTTATTTTTTGCACTTTCAAAAGCATACGCTACCCATCTAGAATTCATAAACCATTTATTATCAGGAGATCTAATCCAGTCAGCCATCAGTCACCTCTTATTTCTGAATAGATGTATTGCCCGGTCTGTAGTTAGCAATAACTTCTAAGCCAGTAATATTACAAGGTGTGGGGAAGTCACTCTTGATAGTAATAGTAGTTGAATCTGCGTTACCCATAACCTTGGAAAGTAATTCTCCCTCAGATTCAATTCTAATTGAGCCAAGTAAATCTGTTGTATCATTAAAAGAAAATGCTTCGCTTCTTACTGTCGATGCTGTTCTATTATATCTTTTAATTTCAACTTCGTACTGAGCTGTGTCTTTGTGATGAGTAGTAACTCTCTTTAATGTAAGAACTCCGGGCTGTGCATTGTTGTTATTATCTCTATAATGAATAGGTGACAACTCAAGAGACATGGTGTAGGGTCGCCCAGCCCATACACTCCTGTTTACAAAACTATTGCTTACTCTTTGGCTTGCTAAGTTTCCGGGGAAAGTTAACTTAGTTTTAAAGTGACTACCAAAATCTATTGATGTCACGGCTGATGCTTTGTGTCTTGTGTAAGCTTTTGTTCCCCAGTCATCTCCGAGTACTACCTCTGTTGCATTAGGATCATAGTAAGGTAACTGTACTTCAGTTAGATTAGTATCACTGTTATAGGTGATGTTACTAGAGCCTAGTTTAACTAGCCTATCTAACAAAGGAGTAGCTAGGGTTACTGGTTCTAACGAAGCATAGTAAGGATAGATTGCATTCTGTGATCCATTAGATCTTTTTACAATCGTATACATAGCTCCCTCAAACCCATGAATCTTCTGTACTAAATCTTGTGGGTCTAATACCCAACGATAGAATGCACTTTGTACTAGTTCTTGTCCGTTTGTTTTTGCTGTATAGAAATAAATATTATTCTTAGCATCTCTGTCTACCATAGCTAGTGTATTCATAGAAGGAATAGCTGTAGTTACTTGGTAGTTGAAAGGCAGATAGCCATGAGCATGTTGAGACAATTCAAAAGCTGTGCCATATTCATTACCAAATGAATCAGTACCACTATAGATAAACAAACGTTCTGTATCAAAGAAGAAAATATTATTCCCCATCTTTACAGGGTTAGCGGTAGACGCAGTAGAATAAAAACTAGTGCTTCTTAGTTCTACAGTAGTAGGGGAGATAGCTCCACCGTTTGTAGCTGATCCTCGTACTTCAAACTGATTGCCACTTTGTGTTGTAATAAACAAAAAGTTTTGGAAAGATGTTAAGCTTTGTACTAAGTTAAACTGACCTGTGTTTACCGTAATATCAATAGGATCTGTGTCAGTAATGTTTTGGATATCATCAATAAAGAAATTAAAATAGTCATTTACACTAGACGAAAAGATTGTAGTCTCAGTTGCAATCCACAGTCTGTTTTTCCAAAACTCAATAGCCTTAATTTTTTCTTCACTGTTAATAGCAGTAGGTCCGGGGTTATTAATAGCTGAACCATTTTGTTTAGGTAACAAGGGACAGTATCTAATACGCCATACACCATCTGATTCTTTTCTAATAATAACAGGGAAAGTTCTATGATCAATTACAGAATTTTTATCCTCTGCTCTTACTGGTTGATAGTAAGGTTGTCCTGTGTTTACATTACCTACAGTTCTGTAGAAACCACTAGGGAATGTAAAGTAAGAATCTCTAGCGTACCAGATTTCACCTTTGCCATTTGAGTTAGCACCATCATACTGGTAAACAGAATCAGTTCTTGTAATAGAAGAGAAGGGGCTACTAAGATAGCCATAGTCAGGGGCATCAGTACCACCAGTAAAGCCAGCAACTGTTACATCTGGAATAGTAGCAGCAACGTCTTGTGCATTCCTAGTTGTAATAGGTTCGTTACCAAATGTACCTAGTTCATTCATAGTTAAAGCAACAACTTTAGCTAATACATTTGTACTTGTGTCTACGGTAGGTGTAATAAATGTAGTGATTGGTTGCAAGTAGGTCAACACTTCTTTAATTCGTTGAGCAACCGCAGCACCTGTAACATTCACCTGACCGCTAGTAATACCATTTAAGCCAATGATATAATTACCATCAAGATCTCTTTCTGGTGGCTGGTGTACATGGTCTTCACTTGTTTTAAATTTAAAATTAAATAACTGTACATTAGTGTCAGTGTTTTTTAAAACAAAAGATGTACCATCAGCAGGTAAGTTATCTGTAAGAGTAATCGTTCCAGTAGCTGCTGCTGATCCTGCTTCAACAGTATTAGGAATACCTGATTCTCTTCTATGATAGAGATGTTTCATTGCTGCTTGGGCTTTCCATCCAGCGTGCGAATCTACATCATCAGTGGGAGGCGGGATAGGAATCTTAGAAAAGTTTTCTAATGAGTGTCCTACTTCAAAGCTAACTAACGTAGCTGAGTTAACTCTTGTTTCAATATCCTCGTCAACATTTTTATAACCGCCACCTGATGTGCTAGCTACAGTTGAGATCCATTTGGAATATAATAGGTCATCATCTTTAGATGGTTGATAAGGAACAATACCTTCGTCCTCTTCAATAGCATTAGGGAAACGAACTGTTGCACCATTGGCTTGATTGCCCTGAGCATCTACAAAAAACATATCTGCTGTTTTATATTTAAACTTATCACCCGAGTGAATGTAACCGGGGTGTGGTTCTTGAAACCCTGAGATACTACCAAGTACTTTCACTTGGCTGCTGTTGTCAGGTAAAAACTTTAGTTCTTTTTGTTTGTTATAAAACACAGCACCTGCACCAAACGTAACACTACCCATGATTTCATCAATGCTTAGGTTAGGGGTGGAGTCTGTCTTTAGATTAAAGTGTTGGATATATTCTTTTAATCCTCTGTCAAATGATTGATACTCAAAATTTTCTTTTACCCATTGAGTAGGTTCAATTCGATAGACAGTTACAATTTCTTTTGTGTTCTCTACCGCTCTATTTATAATGATACAATAACGATTAGCCCCATCAACATCAATAAAGTGATAGTATAAATTATCCGTATTATAATAGAGTGCCGGATCAGAGATTCCACTAGCAGTGGGTGGTGGTCCCCCTGAAACATAAGGAATATCAAGGTAGTCTCCTTCAGTACCTGTATCAATGTGAGAGATAGGTGGTCGTTTTTCAGCTGATCTTTCTACACTAAGTAAAACATTGTCAGCTTCTTGTGTTTCTTGTGGTAACCTTTTAAGACTAGATCGTCTAGAGATACCACCATTTAAACTTTGAATAGGTACTTTGACTGATGGCATGGATTACCCCCTCCTTCTAACATTTCTAGTGTAGTTCCTACGTGCAGACAGTTCTGCTGAGGCATCACCACCAGAGAAGAAAGACTTTCTCTTTTGATTAATGTCAGCTGCCTTGCCCTTAGCCCCATACACAGCTTCTTTCTGTGCTAAGAACTGATCAACAGACGAATCACCTTGGGAGATAACTTGATAATCTCTAGCAGCAGCAGCCATGATGGCTCTTTGCATTGGTGATTCAATGTCTTCCCAGTCTAGATTAGTAATGATTCTAATATGTACACCATCAATCCCACCCTTGTCAGCCCAGTTAGCTGTATCATCTGTAACATTAAACAAATAAGGAGGGATTCCTTTGTAAGAAGCGATGATCATTTGTTGTTGGTCTGCACTATAAATAGCTTCAATAATCTCTGCATGTGCTGTGTTAGAAGGAAGGTAGATATATCCATTTGTATCAGGGAGATACTTCTTTCTATAGGTATTGTTAACTAAGCCACGCATGACATAGCTTTTGGTTGACTCAGCAAGTACATGCTCAGCAACGCTTGTATCCACACCGGAATCATCCTCCAAATGATTTACTAAATGCTCGCCTGACATCAATAACATATGGTTAATGGCTTCCAGTTTGGTATACATACCCATAGATCAGTCCTCCTTGTTATAAGAAGCCTTTTTATTCAAAGCTTCTTTGCGTTTCTTACAACCACAATCCTTTTTCTTTTCTTTATTCTTTCCTAGGAAACCACCTGTACTGGTCAATCGACCTAGGGTAGCAATGTAAGCTACCTTTTCTACAGTATCTCCTAAACCCTCAGATTTTTTCTTTAGTGGATTATCCATTAAGTTCCTTTCTTCTTGGGTGTTTTCTTTTTAGGTTTGTCTAAAATCTTCATAGCGTCTTTGCCTGTTAGTTTAACAGACTTACCACCACAAGATGATATATAATTTTTCTTAGCCATTACTTCTTTCCCTTCTTCCACGAAATACGCTTTGGTCCTTTTTTAGTTTTGGCTTTAGAGTTACACTGAGATTTAGTAGGACGGCAAGCAGGGTATGGTCTCTTGCTACCACCCTTAGCAGACTTACGTCCGCACGGTTTGCCAGTCTTGCAATCAACCCAGCCTTTACCTTTGTTCTGTCCAAACCATTTCTTAAGTCCAGATGATTTCTTTTTAGCCATTACTTTTTCTTACCCTTACTCTTGTTACCCCAGTTTTTAGCTCCTACCTTACGGCATTTAACTAAAGCACCTGAAGCATAAGCAGAGGGCCATTTAGTATATCGTGATTTAACTTTCTTAGTACAAGCGTCACTTGCTTTTTTCTTTTTCTTAGCCATTAACACTTCCACTTTCTACGTGCTTTACGCAATCTACTGTTAGGATCTTTAGCAGCCTTGGGAAACTTTTTCATTTGCCCAGCTGATCTAGCACAATAGCTTTTCTTACGGGATCCTCCTCCGGGTTGAGGTGGTTTTAATTTAGAGCCTGTTTTTTTATTGATCATTCGTCTGCCTTTGGCAGTTAGACCACCCGATTTGCTCTTACAACCATTACCAATATTGCAGCCTTTC